GACTTTCCCATATCTTTCTCCTAAAAACTTACATTTGTCTTTTGACATTACAAAAAACAACAAATCTCCAGTAGGAAAAACATCAAGTAATCGTGCTTGTTCCTCAAACCCCAATTTCTTGACAAATTCTACCGATTTGTCGTTACTACTTACCACAGGGGCAACAATTTTATCTACCCCTAATTGTATAAAAGGATAATCAAAAATGGTAGCTAAATATTGCCTATTTAATCCTTTTTCAAGATAAATATGGCAAGTTACCGACTTTTTGTTGAAATCCTCATACCAAACTACTGCTTCTATTTCATCTGTTACCCATCCAATTGTGGTGGAATTTTCGGGTGTCCATACCATGTTTAACTTTTGGGCGATAAATGGCCCTAATAAGTCTTTATCAAAACATAGCATTACAGTACGCCACCTCGCTCCATTACATAATCAGTTGATGCCCAATGAAACTCAATACCTTGCGATGCAACATTAATATTAACTGAACCGCTAAATCCTAGTCCTGATACTCCTTGCCAATTTTTAGTAGTGGTTAAAAAACCACCCCAAGTTGATTCATCCCACTTTGCAGTATCCCATCTTGCCAACGCTAAAAGCGATGGATTAAAAGAAATCTGATTGGTTAATGGCACGGTATCAAAATCAGTTGAAATACCGCATAAAACAGTTGGAAAGCCATTGTCCGTTTGAATAATTGGGCGAATTAATGTAAATCGTTTTAATTGTCCACGACTGTCAAAATAGCTATACGCTTGCTGGCAATTGCCAACAATATTACTGCCGTTATCAGACGTATCAGAATAAAACTGTGCTACATAACCGTCTGATCCAAAGTAAATCTTGTTATCTCCTGAAACTTCCCAGCAAATAGCATTTATATCTGTAAATCTAGCCCATGCTTTAGTAATAGTGTGCATTACATATTGCTCATATCCCGTGCCTACAGGAATGTTCAAAATCAGCATATTTTCACTAGCAAAGTAGTTAATCTGCCATCCAAATTCGGCATAAAAATTAGTAGCCGCTTGGCTTACAGCGTAATAAATCTTGTCTGTTAGGTTAATACGGGGGTCTAATCGGGATGATTGCAAGGCGGCAGACATTGGTACTAAACCATCTTGGGTTAGCAATAACAAGTCACCAGCAAATTTAAAGAAACATCTACGATTAAAGGTTTGACCCATCTGCCAAACACCGACTTCACTCCAAGCATTAGGATCACTAGGGTTTGTACCCTTATAAACAATGACTTCACCCATACTGGTTACAAAAGCGGATAGGTCATCTACGCCATAACCAGCATCTAATGTCCATGTACCCATTGCTTGCAGATAACCGCCTGAACGGGCTATTGCCCCTAGCGGAAAGTCTAATGCCGCACCACCGATAGATTCTACGGGTAAATACCAAAATGTCATACTATTCTTTTGCACAAAAAACAGTCTGTTTTGGCACATATTGACATTAATAAAAGTGTTGCTGTTTATGCCTGTAATGCCTAAAACTGTGTAACTTCCAACTACGGTAGCGTTAGCCGCTGGTGCAGTTGCCATTGTGTAGGTAAAAGTAGTTGTTCCAGTAACGGTAATGTAATAAGTTCCGTTGTAATTTGATGCTGTTGCACCGCTAATGCTGACCCGATTTCCTGTGGCAAGACCGTGAGCCGTAGCCGTTGTAACGGTAGCCGTTAGGTTTCCTGCTCCACCCCTAGTAATGGTAGAAATAGTAGCGGCTGTAGTCGTGGTAGCCATCTTATACCAGCGTGTGCCGTCATAAATAATAGCTGGGTCTGTGCCGTTTACCGCAATAATAAAGTTTCCACCATCGGTAGAAATCATGCAATGCTGAAATTTACTGTTGCTTAAACCTGTTAATAAAGAAGTTGCAGGGTTGGTAGATGCGTTATAGATAGTTCCATTAGCAATAGCAAATAGCGTGTTTGAGCCGTCATAATTTGCATAATTCATTAAAGTTTCAACTTCGCCCGTAATTCCAATTGAAGTCTTTGTATAGCCTTTTCTAAGCGTTATATCAGTAGGCGTAGGAAAGAAATTGACCATTTGCACCGCATCTAACGGGTTCATTTCAGCTAATGAATCCCTAGCGTTCCAACCCCCAATAGGGGCGGCTAGAGAAGTTGTGTTGGCTGTAAACTTTTTAGCAACAGCCATTATTAAGACCCATAGCCAGTATCAGGAATGTTTGCCCAGCCAATCAATACAGCACTTGGAGCAGGAGCAAAAGATAGCGTAGCTGATCCTTTGTCGTTAGCCTTAGCAACGCTTAGATAACGGTTGTAGTCTTGTTGCAACGCAGTAGTATCAAATGACTTGATTTGGAAGTATTTTAATTTTGTGGCTAATACTAAAACGGTGTCATCTAATACGGTTGTATCGGTATCGGCTGTAAAGCTGTTCTTAACAACATTAGCGGCACTTCTAGCCCAACCTCTAGAACGGTATTCAAACCCTAGATATTCTTGGGTATTGTAGGGTGGCCATATCTGAAATGTATTGCCTAAGATTCTCCAACGAACCCGTGGGCCTGTTGAGATATAGCCTGATTTAAGCCATTGCCATTGCTGTGCATCAACAGGGCCAAGCATCTGCCAATGCTTAGTCTTGTCCCAATGGGTGTTATCGGTAATGGTTTCGTAGTCAGGCGGCAAGTCGTAAATAGTCTTACTGAAAGTTACAGAACCGCCTGTAGATGTTGCTGAAGCTAACTGACTAGTATTCAGACTAGTTGAAGTTAAAACCTCATCAACATAAGTATCTTGGGGAATTGATGTTCCCACGATTGAATAAGTGTTGTCCAGCCCTGTAGTACTAGGAATGTTATCTAATAGATAAGAACCATTCGTAGTATTACAGGTCGTGGTTATTGCAGTTGTATAGAAACGATATTCAAGTTCTAAGGCTTGCCAATCATGCTCCTTAACCAAATCATATCCAGCACGGTTCATCAGGGCAAGAATCTGTTGCACATCTTGGCTGGTGTTTCCTGCTACATAAGTTGGAACGGCTAAGTTTAGTTCAGCGGTGACTTGCTGGACAAGCTCTAACATTGTGTAACTCATATTTATATCCTTTTACTTGGTATTTTTACCCAAGTAGTTGGGTTATAATGGTTCGGAACAAAAGATAGTTTCCGCTATCTTTGCCCCTAAACAACACAACTTATTGGAGTTGCTATGTCTGAAGCTAATTTTACCCTAACAAAAGAGTATTTACATCAAATTTTTGAATATAGGGATGGACACCTTTATTACAAAATCCAAATTGGAAAAAGGGGAAAAATTGGTAAAAAAGTTGGATGTTTGGCAAAAACGGGTTATTTTTGTACAACAATTCAAAAAAAGCCATATTTGTTGCATCGTTTAATTTTTTTAATGTTTTATGGTTATTTGCCAGTACAAATAGACCATATAAACGGCAATAGAGCAGACAATACCATTGAAAATTTAAGAGAAGCAGATAACACTAAAAATCAATGGAATGTAAAAATTCAAAAAAACAACACATCAGGTTACAAAAATGTTAGTTGGGTTGAAAAAGATAAGCGTTTTAGGGTTGAAATTACTGTAAATAAAATTAAAAAATATTTAGGGTATTTTGCAGATATAGAACTTGCCGATCTCGTAGCCCATGAAGCAAGGGATTTGTATCACGGCAAGTTTGCTAAACACAATTAAACTGATTCAACTTCTTTAACTTTTTTTGCTCTAGGCTTTTTTTCGCCTACTGCCGCTAAAATAGCAGTCATTTGATCCTGCATTTGAGCTAATTTTTGGTCAGTTTCAGCCTTTATTTTAGCAGTTTCTTCATCTTTTTTGGCAAGTTCTTCTTTTAAATTGTTAATTTCTTGCTCTCTTTTGTCAGTTTCTGCTGAAGAAGAAGCTAGATTTAAAAATGATTTTGCCTTATCACGGAACGCATAGGGTGACATTCCTGCCGCCATACCAATACGCTGTAATTGCTGATCTGATGCGTTTGCTACCGCTTCTACCGTGTGAAACTTCATAGCACGGAGTTCTTCTGCCTGTGATTTAGATACTAAAGGCCATTCTGTCAATGGAGTTCCCTCGTATCCTTGATCGTCAGCACCAAGTTTGTTTTGATATGCCGCCCAATGTAGGGGAAAACGCTGTTTATGGCTTTCTAAGGCAAATGTATCAATTTCGGTCAAAGTATCGCCAGCAACGCAAATATGTACAAAATCAAACTCTTTGTATATTGGTCTGCCAGCTTCTGCGGAAGCATCATCTTGTTTTACTGGTCGTTTGTAGAAACGAACTTGTAATCGGGAATCTGCATTTTGCTCATCTGAAGGTAATGCCATTTTTAAATCTCCTCAAGGTATTAAGGTAAAACAGTTGAAAAAAGGGGCTATCTTTTTGAGATAACCCCTCGTTTTTACTACATTTTAGCGTTTTAAGCTAATCAAACAGAAGCCTTGCCAAACCAGCCATAATCGCCTGATGCCATTGAAGCACCAGCAACATAAGTACCTGCACCCAAAGTAACTTGGAATGTAGATGCGTTGATTACGCAAGTAGCTGTTGATGCTCCAATTGCAGTAGCGGCTTGGGCAAAAACATAACGATAGCCATCGCTACCGAAAGTTTCAGCACCTAATGGGCCAAATGTTGCAATTGCTGTGCCAGCGGAGTTCAGATTTGTATTAGTTGTGTTATACAAATCTACGCCAGCGATAGGGAGAACGGTATATGCCATGATATATTTTCCTTTCGAATCAATGGATTAAGTTGTCAAAACGCCTTGTAAGAAGCTGTTTGAGCAAGTTAAATTACCAGCCCAACCATACAACTTAACAATAGCATCTTGGTTGATCGATTGACGCTCGCCACCGATAGGAACGAAATTACGCTCTTTGTGTGGGCGTAGGAAAATGTAGTTTGTGTTTAGCAAATACATATATGTTGCGTTCTCTTGAGCACCATAACCGCCACCCAAGATCACATCAGCAGACATACCGCCACCGTAGAACTTCAATGAAGCAAAACCAGCCGCACCTTCTTCTACACCTGCGATACGCTGAATAGCCTGTAAAGACTGAACATAGTATGAGTAGAAAGTGTTACCAGCAACGATTGTGTCAACCTTATCAGTTCCACGAACGGATTTGATAGCGGCATCAGTCATCTTAGCCTGAATGTTTGCGTAACCAGTTACACCAGTTGTCGCTTGATTCTGCCAAAATGTCCAGTTTGCACGGTTAATACCACCGTATGTGCCTGATGTTGGGGAAGTAGAAACAGCGGCCGCTAGACCTGTAATGTTCTTACCACCGTTACCAGTACCATCACCGTAGATGTCACCTGAAATACGGTTCAACAAACGGGCTTCAGAAACTTGCATACGACCATCTAACAAGTCAATGATTTGCTCTTTGCTTGAGTTCTGCAACATTTCTAGACCACTCATTGTTACGCTATCAGCGTACTGAGTAATAGAGAATTGAGCCGCAGAAATTGGGCTATCAGGAGTGATGTTCAATACTTCGTAACCGCTATATGAATTAGCGTTATTTGTATTTGGATCGTTGTACATGATTTCTTGCAAAATCACATTACCACCTGAGAATGGTTGTACATTTCCCTTAGCGTTCAAACGCTGTAGGATTGCATTGTTTTGTGTTAAGTTATCTGCCAATACTCCGCTACGGCTTTGAATGGTGGTAGCGATAATATCGGTAATTGCACTATTAGCAAATGCCATGATATTTCCTTTATAAAATTAAGTTAAACCCGACCACCCTCTACATCGGCTAAAGAAGCCAATAGTAAGGATCGTCTATCCTTTGCATCTCCCTTAGACACTTGACCGCTAGGAGTAACGGACTTCGGACTAACAGCAGTTGCTTTAGCTTTTGCTACTTGTTGTGCCTTAGATGCTTGGGTATTAGCTGATCTCAGGAGTTTGTCCTGTTCTAGCTTGTACGCTTCATCGTTCATACGCACAGCTTTTGCATAAGCCGTTTCTAGGTTTGGGGCTAAACCTCGCTCAAGTAATTGAGCCATATCTTCCCGTACCATTTCAAAGTGCGGAAACCGCTCTTTGTCACTACTTACTCGACTGATTTCTTGGGTCAATCGAGCATTTTCCTCTTGCTCCCGTATTGCCGACAGTTGCTGAACTTGTTGCTGGGTAGCTTGAAGTTGTTGCATTAACTGTTGTTGGTACGGGTCTACATACGCCTGTTCAGGCATTTGTAAGCTATCTGAATTTAATTGTATTCCATAATCTTGTGCAAGTCTATTAAAGGCTTGTATTTTCTGATCGTAAGTTCCGTTGGCTAAAGTGTAATGTGCTCTACCCAAAGACTGAATCCAAGCTACGGGGTGAATACCGTGTTTTTGAAGTTCAGGAATAAAAGGCCCTATTGCATCGGTTAATTGCCGTGCATTGTCAGCTTCCGCTTTATAGGTAGATACGCCTTTTTTGTATTCTGCTTCACGCTGGTTAGCGTATTCAGCAAACTTAACAAACTCAGCCTTATCTAACGGCTTGCCTTCCTGCATCTTATCCCATACATCTCTATACTCTTTTTTCCAAGTAGTAGGGCGTTTTATTTCTGTTTCTTCATCAGCATCACTAGCTTCATTAGCCAATTCAGGTTCTTGATCGGTATCGTCTTGGCTACTGGTTTCTTCGGCATTGCTTTTGAAACGACCTTTTTCGTCACGGTCGTTGCTTTCTTCAGGGCTGGCTTCTTTTTCGGCTTGGATTGGATCGTCATTTACTTCAATCTCCTTTTCAACAGGGGGTTCTAAAGTGCCTTCTTCGGCTTGTTCTAATGCGGCTTCTAACAATTCTCTGCGGTCTAATTCTTCTGCCATGATTAATCCTATCTGTAGTTAAGTTTGGAATATGCAATCTCAGCAATTTGCCGCTTGCGTTCTTGTTGCTCTTTTCTTGAAAATTCATGCACTTTTTGTTGGGTAGGCACATCATTACCCAATTCAACGCAATTATTACGCTTAAGGTTTTCCCTATGTTTGGAACGGGAAGATACCCAAGTGCCATCAGCCATAGATATATGCCCTTCAATGTCAGACATTACCATTGGGGCTACCCTAGACTTCATAGCGACTTTATCTTGCCAAGATGCTTTGGCGGCTTCCTCACCAATAGTCGGTGTCCACCATTCTAAAAAGAATTCTTCATCAGTTTTCTTGGTTTCTATGTGGTTTCCTTCGGAATATCCGCATTTCGGGCAGAGCATTACATTCTCCTTATGATTTCAGGTAGTTGGTCATATTCACTTGGTCTAAGCAGACAAATACTGTCGTACCAACGGGCATTTTTCCACCGCCAGCAGACAAATTCTTCTTTAGGTAGCAAAACTACGCATTTCACGCCCAAAGCACCTGCTAAATGAGCAGTTCCTGTGTCTACAGTTACAACGCCTTTCATAGCTTTCATGTGGGATGCTGTTTTTACCCAATCTTTTTTCCATCCATCGTTAGGAAGTGGGTGAAAAAGACCATCAGAGTTAGGATTTAGGCTATAAGCGTCATCTCCGACCAGTTCTGCCATGTGCTCATGGGCAATTGATTTGATGTAATACAAGGTTTGCTTGGATGCTTCCCAATTTACCCCAATCTTGGGTGGAATATTGCTAGGAATAGCGTGTAAATAGCCTTCTGAACCCACAATTTTGTTGCGTGTTACAGGAAACATCGCTTTTACGATAGGATGGGATAGGGAAATATAGTATGGCAAGGACATAGAGCCAATCCAATAGTCGGATTCATTGGCAACCCCCTCTAAACCGTTGCTAAACACATCTACAGCGTGTATTTGCCCTAAAAGGTGGTGAAGTGTACCTTCTTGCAATACAACGACCTGCTTCGCTCCTAGAGCTTTTAAAGCTGGTAGGAATCGAGCAAACATGAGAATGTCCCCAAATCCTTGTTCCATTTGCACAGTAATGGTTTTCCCTAATAAGGGTTCACCTCTCCATACAGGCATCTTTAATGCAGGTGCGTAGGGAACGGCTTGTTTGGCAACAATGTCAGGATGCCAGCGATATTCAAATCCTCTAAAGCCAGCTTCGTAGCGGCCAGCGTGTAGGTGTTCGTATGCTAATTTATATTGTGCGTCTGCACTTACAGTAGTAGTAATATGGCTTCCTCATCGTCTAATTCTGCTAGGCGTTTTGCTTCTAGGACTGCCAATTCCGCTTCAATAGCGACTTGGGCTTGCCGTAGGGCATTAGCTTTATACAGGTCTTGAATCTTGCGTTCAAGGTTAGCGATGTCTTTGTCATATTTGGTTAAATCTATTGACGGTATATCAACACTAACCTTTGGCTTTGATTCTACTTCATTTTGCTTAACTTTTGCAACTATTGGCTGTGGATCGACAAGATCACGGAAAGTTTGTTTACGCTTTTGTGCATCTGCTTTGACAGCTTCAATCTTGACTTCTTCTGCTCTACGCAGTTTCTTTTCTAATAACTTGATTCGCTTTAATTCTTCTTTAGTCCAGCCACCGCCATGCCTATCTTCTACAGGCGGTGTAGGGCTAATGACTACTGAAATAGTCGAATAAGCAAACCTAGAAAAACTAGAAAAGCCAAACATTAGGCGTCTACTGCGCCTTCGTAATCGCTAAAAGTCTTAAGAACTTCATAGATTGCAGGGATTAAATCACCCTTTAAGTCCTCAATAGCAATGTAATGAGCGTTTTCTTTAACTGTAGCCATGTTGCCATGTCTTGCATCTTCGTTATAGTAAATAGCTACTTGCACTTGAATTTGGTCTTTTGTGCCAAAAAAGTTAGTAATTCTTGCGTATGCTTGTGGTGCTGGTACACCAAATTGCGTTGTTGAAAGGTTAAGTTGTAGTGCCATGATTGCTCCTTAGTAAGTCATTTCTGTTGTACGGATTTGGCAAACTGTACGAATAGTCGTGCTTGCTTGCCCTGTAAAAGTAACTGCTAAACCACCATTAGTAGTGTCGGCTGTAAGACCAATAGTCCATGTAGCCGCACCAGCATCAGCGTATAAAGATGTGACAGTTGAGCCTACAAGAGTTGTAGCACCAGCGTTTGCACCTCGCTTGATAACACCAGCGATTTCCCAACCTTTAGTGTTACCACCGCCAGTTACTCCTGATATAACTTCTCCAGTAAAGTAATAAGCAGAGTTGTTAGGTAGTATTACTTGGTTTGTTGTTCCTGCCGCACCGCCATCACAAGTTAAGGCTGTGGCTGTAGCGTTTGTGGTTTCTTTACCAATTACTAATAAAGCCGCTTGTGATACTCCTGCGGCAAAAGCTACTGGCAAAACACATGCAGGAAAAACTGTATTTCCCGATATTCCTCTAGCAGTTCCAAAAACGCCACCAGCAATAGTTGAGTATTGGGCATTTGCATTATTACTATAACCACTACCAATAAAAGAACCTTTTCCTGAAGCCGTGTGTAAAATTCCACCAACCGCAACAGAACTTTCTCCGCTTGCAGTATTTCCAGCCGAACCTGCGGCATTATTAATACCACCACCACCAACAAATGCACCATCTCCACTAGCTGTATTTTTATTGCCACCGCCTACAAAAGACCACGCACCACTAGCCACATTCCTATTACCGCTTGTGCCAGCATCACCACCACCACCGATAAATGAATAACTACCTGTAGCTTGGTTATTACCACCGCCTACTACTATTCCATGAGGGGTATAGAATTGTAAAGTTGTTGATGCTTGAGTTGAATTTGCGTTTTGGCTTAAAGTTAAAGATGTGCCTGATATTGCGGTTACATAAGAATAATCTTGTATTCCTGTACCACGAACCATTTGACCTACTTTAATGCTTGCGTTACTTGCCGCCAAAGTTACAGCAGTAGAACCGCTTGTAGTTGCAGAAGTTTGAGTAGTTACAGTAGAACTTGAAGTTCCTGAATTTGTGTAACCACCACCAATAACATTATAAAATCCGTTAGCGGAATTACCTTGACCGCCTACAACTGAAGCAAAGTTACTAGCCGTAGCGTTTCCGTTACCACCACCAATAAAATCACCAGCACCTTGATTTAAGTTTGTATTGCCACCACCAACAACAGAATATGCACCTGAAGCTGTATTACTTGCACCACCGCCTATTACTGCTTGGGAAGCACTAGCAACTTGCCCTGCACTACTTCTACTTGTTTGCCAATCTGTTGCATTAACACCCCTAGCATTACCACCTACTGTAGAAGATGTAGTAGCTTGTGCTTGTAATGCTCCTGTTCCTGCTGGAGAAACATAAAGAGAACCATTAGATTCTAGTCCTAGTCCTGCTACTCCACTAAAGGATAGGGTAGGAGTTCCGTAGATTGCTGTAGTGGTTGTGGGAATGTAGGTGTTTACAGATGTGCCAAATTCTAGTTGTGCTCCCCAAGCATATAAAGTTGTTCCAGTTCCAGCATAAGAGATAGTACCAAAACCACCAATACTGTTTCCAGTTGCGGCTGGGGCAAATTCAATCAATATTTGCGATAAACCTGAAAGCGTTGTTATATTGCCTGAAATAGCAATTCTGTACCAACCACTTCCAGCACTTGTAATAGAAGTAGAAACTAATGTAGCACCAGCAGAGCTAGATTGCGACATTGTTGCATTGCTTAAATTAAATACAGCACAAATATATCTACTGCTAACATTGCCATCACCCATGCTTAACATGATGTAATTTTGGGTGCTTGCTTTTACATAAACTGAAAGAGTGTAATTAACTCCAGCTAATAAAGTTGGAGAAAAAGAATAAACCCTATGCTCGCTATTAGTTGAATTATCTGTTAATGAACCAGCAGTAGTTGTAGAATCAGGTGCAGTTGTGGCATTTCCAACAACAGTTAAATTTGTTTTATTCCAAAATGATTGAGTAAAGTCTTGACTGTAACTAAATAAATTCTCACCAGTACCTTTTAATACTTCTGTCTGTCCTGTAATAGTAGTAAATGTACCTGCGGCTGGGGTAGTGCCACCAATAACTGCGTTGTCTATTGTGCCGCCTGTAATAGCTACAGCACTTGCATTTTGCGTGGACATTGTGCCAAGACCGCTAATATCCGTATTAGGGATAGTAGAAGAAGCTGTTAATGCAGTTGTTCCGCTACCTTTGACATATCCAGTTAATGTGTTTGCTCCTGTGCCGCCCCTGTTTACTTGTACGACATTACCATTCCAAGTAGCTGATGTAATAGAGCCAGCGTAATCAAGCGTATTAGTAGACCAACTTACATTAGAAGGAGCGTAATCATGCCTATCCCAAGAACCAGCCGCAATTGCATTAGATAACAAATTAACCCTAACAAGACCACCGCTAGGTACGGAAACAACTAAAGTATTAGAGTTGTTATTAACAGTAATTGCACCGCTACTTTGGTTGTTATCAAATTCAAATATTTCGCC